CACAGGGCAGAACAATCCTTAGTGCCTGGAGTTTCAGATGGGTTGTTAAGAATATTAAACAACTATTAAAAAGTAAGTCGTTGGAAGACATATCAGTAGAGGACATTGAAAATGCAGTTCAAGTTCGATGAAGATAAAATCCTAGACGAAATTAAACAATATATTCAAGACACTTATACTGCACATTATGGTAATGGTAAGTATCAAGCTACCGACATGATCATAGATGCTGGACATGGTGAAGGTTTCACTATGGGTAACATTATGAAATATGCAATGAGGTGTGGTAAAAAAGATGAAAAGAAAAAAGAACTATATAAAATAATACATTATGCAATTATTGCATTACACATAGAGAAAAATAATGACAGATAAAGTAGGAAAGAAACAATATCTAGGTATAGTAATTGACTATAACCGAGAAAACGATTTAGATAAATTTAGTTTAGATACCTTAAGAGATAGGTATTTTTGGAAGGAGGAAACTCATGCTCAAGAAGCTTTGGCAAGAGCTAGTGTATTTGGTGCAACTTATAAAGGACTTACTGACTTTGAGTTGGCTCAGAGGTTATATGATTATGCTTCTCAGTTTTGGTTTATGTTTTCTACTCCTATACTTTCTAATGGTGGAACTTCTAGAGGTCTTCCTATTAGTTGTTTCTTAAACTATGTTCCTGATAGCCGAGAAGGTTTATCTGCTCACTACGATGAAAACATTTGGTTAGCTTCTATGGGTGGTGGCATTGGTGGCTATTGGGGTGACGTTAGAAGTAATGGAGTAGCAACCAAACATGGTAGTAAGTCTACTGGCTCTATACCTTTTATGCATGTAGTTGACTCACAGATGATGGCTTTTAATCAAGGTGTTACCAGGAGAGGAAGTTATGCAGCTTACATGGACATATCACATCCTGAAGTAGAAGAGTTTATTAATATGCGTAAGGAATCTGGTGGTGACATTCATCGTAAATGTTTAAACCTACACAATGCAGTCAACATATCCAATGACTTTTTAAGGGCTGTAGAGAACGATGAAGAGTGGAGATTAATAGACCCTAAATCTAAACAGCCTGTAAAGACAGTCAATGCAAGACAACTCTGGTGGCAGATCATCGATGCTAGAGCAGAGACAGGAGAACCCTACATGATAAACATTGATACTTGTAATGAGTATCTACCTAAATGCCTAAAAGATTTAGGCTTAGAAGTTAAACAAAGCAACTTATGTTCTGAAATAGTTTTACCAACCAACGAAGAGAGGACAGCAGTTTGTTGTTTATCTAGTGTCAACTTAGCTAAGTACGATGATTGGAAAGAAAATAAACAATTCATTGATGACTTAGTTACTATGTTGGATAATGTTTTAGAACATTTTATTGAATATGTTGTCGATACTTCAGAGTTCGGAGAATATAGTCTAAATTACAGGAGGTTTAAAAATTATGTTAAAGAAGGACGTATGGGTTTACATAAAGCGGCTTACTCAGCCTATCGAGAAAGGTCTATCGGCTTGGGGGCAATGGGCTTCCATTCATATCTCCAAAGCCAAGGAGTTCCTTTTGAAGGCTTACAAGCAACCGGAATCAACTACGGAATATTTAAACACATTAAGAGTAAAGCTACAAAGGCTACTAAACGATTGTGTGAAAGTCGTGGAGCATTTCCTGATTCAAGTGATAGGACTACTAGGAATGCTCATCTTCTCGCTATTGCTCCTAATGCCTCTTCTAGTATTATTTGTGGTGGGACATCTCCTTCGATTGAGCCTATTAGGGCTAACGTATATACGCACAAAACTCTTTCAGGGAGCTACCAAGTAAAGAATCAAGCTTTACAAAAACTGCTAGATAAAAAGAAGATTAGTAGAAAAGATCAAGAAAGTATCTGGAAAAGTATGACTGCTCATAATGGTTCAGTACAACAGCTTGATGAATTAACAGCAGACGAAAAAGAAATCTTTAAAACAGCAGATGAGATCAATCAGATATGGGTTGTTGAACATGCTTATAAAAGACAAGAGTTTATCTGCCAGGCTCAGAGTGTTAATTTATTCTTTAACATTCCAGCCTCAACAGAACTGCAAGAAGTCCATGATGATTACTTACAGTATGTTAATGATGTTCACTGGTATGCTATGCACAAATTAAAATCCTTGTATTATTTTAGGTCCAATGCCGCAAAGACTGCAGAAAATGTTAATATCAAAGTACCTAGAATAAAACTAGATGAAGTGGAATGTATTAGTTGTGAGGGATAATGGCATCTAAGTGGAACACAACTAAATCTCATGTACCAGTTACCGGTGTAAGAGGAAAGAAAACAAGTCAAGGTAGGAGGAATGTCGCCTTTGCCTCGATGAATAAAAATAAAAAGAAATCTTGGAAGAAATACAGAGGACAAGGTAAATGACCCGATGGGACAAGAAAGTTAAAAAACCTAATTGGGATAGCTTAGTAGACTGGGAAGATAAGAATGGAGCCTTAGTTATGTGGGCTATTACCCCTGATTGTATTAAAGAACGAGCAAAAGAAACGAATAAAAAATTTAAAGCTACTAAAGAGCAAATACATGAGTTTATATATCATTCTCGTAGAGGGTTTGATATGGAACCAACTAAGAATAATTTTAAAGATTTTGTAGTAGACTTATTAGTAAATGAATATGGAGAATAAATGTTAGAAGAATTTAGAGATCAAATAGTCGAAGCACTTATAAAGAACTTTGAAGCACAAGTAGAGAAACACAGACTCAACATAGAGAACTTATTATTAAAAGGTGTTGGTGTCGCAGAGCATCCTGATATAATGGAAACTATAGAGGGAGAGTTAGCTAAGATGGCTGACAATGCAGATAAATTGGAAATGTTAAATAAATATTTTAAGGAGGAGCAATGAGTTTATTAACAACAAGAGATTACTACAAACCATTTGAATATCCCTGGATGTTCGATTACTACTATTTACAAAATCAAATGCACTGGATGCCAGAATCGGTACCACTACATACTGATGTAAAAGATTGGCAAGAACTAAATGACAATGAAAAGAATCTAATTACTCAGATATTCAGACTCTTTACACAATCTGATGTTGATGTTGGAGCTGGATATACTGATAAGTACATGAGAATATTTAGAAAGCCTGAAGCTCGTATGATGATGGGTTCATTTGCTAATATGGAATCTATTCATCAACATGCTTACAGTTTACTATTAGATACTGTAGGTATGTCAGCTAAAGAATACAGAGCCTTTGCTGAATACGAAGAGATGTCAGACAAGCATGATTACGTTGGTAAGTTCAAACCTAAGAAGTCCGATAAAAAAACCATTGCTAAAACTCTAGCAGTTTATTCGGCTTTTACTGAAGGCTTACAATTATTTTCTAGCTTTGCTATTTTATTAAACTTCCCAAGATTCGGTAAGATGAAAGGTATGGGTCAGATAGTTACCTATTCCATTAGAGATGAATCTTTGCACGTTGAAGCTATGACTAAAGTATTTAGAGAATTTATCAAAGAGAACATAGAAATATGGACAGATGAGTTCAAGAAAGAAATATATGACATCTGTCGTGAAATGGTTAAGTTAGAAGACAAGTTCTTAGATTTAGTATTTGAGATGGGTAACATTGAAGGATTAACTAAAGAAGACATGTACAAGTACAACAGATACATAGCTGATAGAAGATTACTACAGCTAGGACTAAAGACAAATTATAATCAGAAGGAAAATCCTTTGGAATGGCTTGATGAAGTTATGGGTGTTGAACATCAAAACTTCTTTGAAGGTAGAGCAACTACTTACATGAAAGCTGGACTAAAGGGTAAGGAGAATAAAGTAACCTTTAAACATATAGAATAATGAGAAAAAAACAGTCAGCACCGAAAGAAGCTAACATTGTATCATTTAAAGTATTACTAGATACTGAAGGAAGACTCATCACTGAGATTTCCAATCTACCAAAAGAAGAAGCTCAAAGATTTTTTAAAGGACATGATCTAAAGTTAATAGAAACTTTAATCAGTTCTGGGCTAATAAAGTTTGGTAAATTACATTATCAGATGCAAAATGAACTCAGTGCTTTGAATACTTAAAATTTTGGTGATTATTAAAAAAATGACCTCACAGAATCGCCTGTAACGCATTTATCGTAGGTAAGGAATACTATACGTCCAAAAAGCTATGAAATTCGTTACAGAGCCTCTGAGAGCCTCCTATGCAGTTTAGCCTAAAATTGTGTAGATTTTGATGGATTTTTCCTTACCTTTGACCTTTATAGGCTCTAAAGCCACTAAATCGTAGGAAGAACCCTTCATAGTCTCCTCACCAATAACAATATCTTGTTGAACTTCTTTGGTTGAGCTTTCAAGTCTAGCTGCTAAATTAACTGCATCACCTATAGCTGTATAATCGAATCGTGAAGAACTACCCATATTACCTACAACAGCTTTGCCTGTATTTATTCCGATACCAATATCAATGCCTAACTGTGCTTCTTGCATGTCGTGTGCTATTTGAAGAGCTGTCTTTATAGCTCTGTCTTCATGGTTGTCTAAATCTAAGGGTGCATTGAATATAGCCATCATCGCATCTCCTATATATTTATCTACCATACCATCGTTTGCTTTTACTGCATTGGCTTGAATGGTCAAAGCTTTATTCATTATCTCTGTCACTTCTTCTGGTTCTAGTCTTTCAGACAAAGAAGTAAAACCTCTTACATCGGTAAACAAGAAAGTACATCTTCTTTTCTCACCACCAAGCTTTAGGAGTTCAGGATTGCTTTGTAGTCTCTTAACTTGTCGGGGGTCAAGATAGTGTTCAAATTGTTTCTTGATCTGTTGTCGTAGTTTATACTGCTTTCTAAAGTTCAAATAGAATTGTTGTGAAGCTATAATAAAGGTAGCTACTAACGTCCAGGTCACATCAATCAATATATTGTTGCTTATTAAGTAGTAACCTAAATAGCTAATACCAGTCTTATAAAGGGTTACTAAGGTTAGACCTAGGGTTATACCTAAATAATTAATTAGAGCTGCAACTATAAAGCTCGATAGGACTAATAAGCTTAACTCAGCAAAGAGTCTATAGTCCGGTACACTAGGGGTTTCTAATAGAATGGATTCAGCTAAAGCTGCTTGTATCTTATGAGGTTCTAATAAGCCCTTTGGAGTTGCTATTTGGGGCATGATGCCTGGAGCTGTAAAGCCTATAAAGACAAACTTACCTTCAACATCCATCTCATAGAGATCAGTTTGAGGAGTATCAACCCAACTAATCCATTTCTTACCGAGGCTATCTGTAGGTATAGCTGGTATGCCTTTGACTCTAACCATCTCAATCCCATTCTCATTGGTTTTGATTTGATAAGTGTTACCACCACCTAGTATCTTTAATACTTCTGTACCGAAGGAAGCTACCCAGCCCTCTGGAGTCTGTTGTATGAGAGGAATCTGTCTGACTAAG